CTGAGTCGAAAGCTGCTGGTGCTGTATAGGTGGAGGCAACTCTACCGGGAGTCACAGCAGTTGGTGTTTGTCCCGGTGCAGTATAGCTGGTAGTAGCATCCGTTATGGTTGCCCCTCTAGGAAGACCCGTTGTGGGATCTATTAATTGATCAGTGGCTCTTGCCCTACCAACGTTGACACCGGGTAGAGATCGAGAGGCGAGTCCTGTGATTCCTTGAAAAGCAGCCTGTTGTTCTGGAGTATACCCAGCAAGTCTTTGTCCCTCAAACGGCACATAATCCTGCTGCAATATAGCGTCAGCTGACTGCAAGCTCTTTTGCAGATAAGGATAAAATTCTTTAGGTATATTTGTATTTGTGACAGTTGTTTCAACATTCTGTGTTCCACCACCGCCACCACCGCTACTACCGCCCATTCACGACCTCCAATACTGGCTGATCTACATCCTGTGTTTCATAATTTACAGGCTTCGTCATTAATACATATTCTTTCACAAAACCATTATCAGACCATTTCTTTTCTAATGCAGGTGCAGTAGATGTCTCTAGTCCATCTAGTTGTAAGGTTTTTGCAAATACTTCACAGACCTCTAATGCCTGTTCTCCCCACTCCTTTAATCTAACACCACTTAAGGTATTCAAATCTAAATATTTTTTTCTTGGATATACATTTACACCACAAATAAAAAACCCTATTGGATTTTCTTCTTCCCATACAATCCATACAAAATAAGGAAGCTCAATCATTTGATGGAGTATATCGGCGGTGTTATATCTACCATGACTTCTGCGCTCTAAGTTTTCTGCGTAATGAGATATCTTAGGCCAAAGATCTAATATCTTATCTTTTTCAATGAGCTTAATATCAAATGACATCGTTTAAACGTACCGTTCTGGTCGCCTCATATCCATGACTATTTGCTCTGGTGTTTGATTCATCTCATCTGGTTGCACAGTAGTCGCTGTCTTTTCTTTGCGAATGTTGTCAATCATCTGATCTAGCAACTCACCACCCCTTGTAGTGCTCCCATCTCCTATATGAGACACAACATCTGCTGGGATGACATATTCATCTCTTGAGAGCAAAACAGGCTCCATGCCTTCTATATTAGCTGGAACGACATCATCCATTCCTCCACCAGCACCGGGAACCAAGCCCTCAAAAAACGATGTTTCTATTTCTAGTTGACCGCCATGTGCATACTTTGGCAACAAACCGCCGAATGGATTTTTTGGTTCTTTCGTAAAGCGTTCTTTATAAAGCTCCCTAATCTGATCCATCGTAAGATTTTCTAAATCAAAAGCCTTCGTCATACTCTTTAATTGATTCTCAGTTTGGTCAGCCATTTTTTTAGCTTGACGTAAACTTTGCTCTTGCATACCTCGCAGCTGAGATATTGATGTTATTGGTCTATCCATCTATGAAAAACGTCCCATAGGCATCATTGCCACGTTAGTAGGTCTTGTTAAGGCTGTACCAGCTGCTTGTGCTAATCCCGCTGATGGTCTGGAAACATTACCTAATTGCGTAGTTAAAGCATCTATCTGTGTTTGTAGACTTGTCGGGTCAAATGTAGTTGCTGCTGGAGCAGCTGATAGCGCATCTATCTGTGATTGCAATCCTGTAGGATCAAAAGCTGTTGCAGCCAAATCTGCTTGAGTTACAAAGCTAGATGTGTCTATACCCGGATTAAAACCTGTTAACGCAGTATTAAGATCTGTTGCTGTAACAAACTGGCTAGTATCTATCTGTGGGTTGAAGTCTGCCAACGCTGTATTTAAATCTGATGTTGTTAAAAAGTCAGAAGTGTTTAAACCAGCCATAGGATCAAAGCCTTGTAGCGTTGTAGATAAATCATCTTGTGTAACGAACCCGGTTGGATCAAAGCCAGACAAAGGATCAAAACCTTGCAGTGTTGTGTCTATATCGTCTTGTGTTACAAAACTTGATGTATCAATAGGATTGTTGGCTAAATAATCTGCTATATAGGTATCGATATCACTCGCAGCTATGAAGTCATCGGGATTAAACCCCATTCCTGTCGGGTCTTGATAGCCCGGTATTATCATGCCGGGTTCACCCGGTGTTTGTCCCGGTGCAGTAGGATCTCCAGTAACGTTACCTCCCTCATAATCAGAGCCGGGAGCACCGCCCGGATCTTGATTAGGATCAGTAATAGCATCTGTAGGATCAGATGTATCCGTTGTTGATCCTGTAGTAGTTCCTGTAGTGGTTCCTGTAGTAGTTCCTGTAGTAGTTCCAGTATCAGCTATGCTAGTAGTTCCATAAATATTTCTAGTCAGTGTAGGATCACCTAGCAATCTTGCGCTGTAATCAATTACAGGAGCATCTGCAAATCCTCTAGTGCCTAAGTTGAATTGTGTATCTTCCGCTCTAGGAATAAACTGCTGAACAGTTTCTGTGCCAATGATCTCTGGCGCATTTGTAAAAAACTGTGGGCCAGATACACCAACAAGCGGTGCATTTGGATCAAAGCCTCTGAAATCTACGGGGCCACCTTCTTGAAACTGTTGTGTGAAAGAAAAAGGATTAGCAAAATAATCAAACTCTGATGATCTACCGCCTCTACCAGATACTGGAAACTGAACCCCTCTATCATCTGGTGTTACAGGAACATAAAAGTCTTCATCATCATCTGCCATGCCCAAAGGCATATTCATCAAGTTATACTGATCAGTCAGCCCCTGACCCGTTAGTGCAGCTGTTCCAATAGATCCTAGCTGAGTTGGGGTGATATCAGCTAACCCCCCTCCTATTCTTTGCAATAAATTCTGTGTACCAGCATCTGTTACAGCCTGTGTGCTGGCATCTGTTAGTGCCTGTGTAGCAGCTTGTGTAGTGCCTTCAGCAGCCGTAGCTCCTCCAGCACCACCTAAAGTACCACCTAAAAACTTCCCACCAATACCGCCTAAAACCCCACTCAAAAGACCAGCCTTTAAACCTTCTTCTAAACTCCCTGTTTCGATTGCTGTGCCTACACCAGAGCCTAGAGCAGCTAGTCCAGTAGTTCCTCCCAGAACTCCTAACGCACCTATTGGAGCAGTTGCCCCAAGCAGCCCACCACCTAATGCCAATAGTAAAGGTAGGAATGCTTCTGGTTGACCAGTGTCAGGATTGATAGTCAGTGCGTTGTTTGGTGTCATAGATCGCAGAACATCCACTTCTCGCGGGTTCATATGAACCAGCATGGAGTCTCCATATCTACCCTTAGAAGCCAACATATCAGCTTGTTGTTTAAACGGCTGATCTTTCTGAAATGCTCTATTCATGGCACACTCTATAAGCGTTTAAACGCTATGTTATCTCAAGTAATGAAACAAATATATCAAAGTAATCAGCTGTTCCAGCAGTCATTCTCAATTTATCTTTTGACTCCAAAACGATTACTTCACCCCCTGTAAGATACCCTTTCCTAGTCTCTGCTGCTATTGCAGCGGTCTTTTCAAACTCCGTAGTTCCTGATGCGCTGTTATCAAATATATGCAGAATCAATGAAGCTGCATTAGACGCATTAGTATTATAAGCACTAACTGTCTTGAGTATAGCAGTTGCCCCTTGTGGGCATTCATATACATCTGTAATAGATGTTGAATCTAATGTCTTAATAGCGTTTTGATAAGTGGTAGGCATTACGACATAAACCACGACATTGCAGATGATTCATCTTCAACATCTTGTTTTGATGGTATCAACTCAAAAACAATACGAAGCTGATTTATCAATCGGAGCATATAGTCTTCTTGATATTCCACGGTAGGTAGCTCTAAAGGCAACCTATGCTCTGCGCCACTTGCAGTTTTAGTTGTCATCGCCTTCCATCCTGTCTGACATCCAGACGAACATCTCCCAACCGCCAGCCGTTCTCCACATCGGTGCTTTCTACTCTGACCCTAACCTGTCTTGCCCTAGCTCTAACGTTAGATAAAGCAAACTCGCTAGTAGTAGTAACTGATGTTGTGGACTCTGATGTTAGTGTACCACCAGCATTATCTCTAGTTTTAATCGTATAATTTAAGGTTGGACTATCTGCAGATCCAACAAAATCACAATCAGGCAACAGCCTTCTTACAAATGCAAAATGATCTCCATCATCAATATCAAAATCCGCAGTTTCTATAAAAGCTGTTAATGCAGAGCCATCATCATCAAACCCAACTTCATGCTCAAATAAATATCCAACATCATTAGTAGTTTTTACAGCTATTGGATTATCAGTTGATGCACCTGCATCATCCCAAAAATCTCTTTCCAATGTTGCTATAGTCCAATGATTTTCAACATAGTTGTATACAACCATTGCATTTAATGTTGTTGAGTCACCTGTAGGATAAAACCAACCTACTTCGTTAAATCCTGTGTTAGCAAATGCAACTATTTGATCTGCTTGTATTTGATTTAAGTTGTCAAACACATAAGCACGAACAGTACATGGCAATACTTTTGCTGATCCCGAATAAACATAAAAGTTTCTGCGATCCATAAAAAATATAACATTGTTTGCTGTAATAGCAGCATTCTGTGATATCAGACTAACGCCATCTGTTATTAAGTTAGCCTTAAAGATAAAAGGTGCGCCTACAAACTGAACGCTATACAGTGCTGCATCCGTCCATATAGCTACTTCTTGTCTTCCTCTTAACGCACCAATAATTTCCGATCCCACAGAAAGTCTTAAATCTCCAGCTGTATTGGTAGTTTTAGGAGTCCAATCTAATACGTTTTCCTGTGTGCACCATCGTATTTGCATTAAATCTATATTGCTTTCACCAAACGGATTACACCCAATAGCCAATACATGACGGTCTTGTGTAGATACAACTATCTGTAAACACTCAGTTGGTGGATTATCATTGCCAGATATAGCTGTAAGCTCTAACGCTCTATTTTCGGGATTAGTTGCATCCCACAAATAAATAGATCCAAGTCTTGGGTTTAATACTAAATCTTCTCCAAAATTATCTAGGCTCCATAATCGAAGTGTATTAGTAAGTGTATCTCCTGATGATGTGCCCCAAGTACCAGATCCCCAAGGGCCAGCACCCCAACCACCACCGGGAACGGCTACATCCAAGCCAATATTTATTTGATATGCAGCTACAGTGCTGCTACCACCATTACCTGTATCGCTACTATTAGCTGTTACTGTAGAACCTGATGTGTCTTTAGCTGTAAATGTAAAAGCATTAGCAGAGCTAATTTCTGTAATCTCATACTCTTGATTTAATACAGCTGCTGTTATATTGCCACCTAAACTAGCTGCGCTACTAAAAGTAACAAAATCACCAAGCACTGCTCCATGCCCTGTTTCATTACAAGTAATAGTTGATGATCCATTAGTAGCCGAAAACGTTGGATCTCCTGCGCTAGTTGTTAAACGTATTGGGGTTACATCTATAAATACGTTACCAGAAACAATATATGTTTTTTTAGTTGTGCCTAATCCTATATATCTAATACCCGCCAAAGACACCCATTGTTTTATTTTTCTACATACACCAACAAAACTAGAGGTAAACTTTTTTTGCCACCCTCCCATTTTTTCTGGTTTGCCTGATCTAAATCTTACAAACGATCCATCATAAAACCTTCCTTCATTACTATAAGCAGTGCCTTCTTTGTAAATCCCCGGCTTAAAATTAAATCGCTTTAACATTTACTTTTTGCTCATGTATGCAGTAGCACCAAAATAAAGCCCTACCACTGACGCTTGACTCAAGAATAACATATCACTTAATGATGCAAGAGTGTTTAAACGCTCTTCTGGTATAAAAGGTAATAACGGCAATAGTGCAAAAACACACATAGATATCATTGCAACCCAAGCCATTTTTTTTTGTGAGTCTGCTTTTTCTTCTTGCAGCTCTAACTGCAACATTTCTTGATGCTTAGTTAATTCTTCGTCGGTGACAGTGCCATCACCATCAGTATCATATTCAGCGTACCTTGATTTTGGCTCAAGTTTTTTTGCGTTCATACTGATCTTCTTTGAGTTCTTCGACTTGTTGTTGCAGTTTAGAAACGGTTTCCTCTAGCAATTCTATCTTGAGATCCTGCCTACTGTCAGCAGGTAAAGAACCCAACTCACCTCGGGGCCATTTTATTCGGAACTCACTATTAGCTTCTACGTCTACCTGTTGTAAGTCCATATCGTGCTCAAGAAACGTAACTCGTTCTGTTAATCCAAAATATGCAAACGATGCAACAGCAGTAGCTGCCAACAATGATATCAAATTAGCTAATGGTATTCGTATAGCTGTTCCTTCATTAAGATCTAATGAGTTATTTTTTGTTGCCATCTATACGGTAACCAATATGTTTTGCCCAGTAGCTTTTGGGGTAGTGTAAGTAAAAGAACCGTTTTTATAGGTGTAAATTTTAGAATCATAATAAGTTGTTATAACTTCACTCTTTCTATTAGTTTCTCTAACCTGCAACCTTTCTACTTCTATCTTTTGTATTTGATGTTTAGCATTCGGCGGTTGAGCTTGCACACTGTTTGGAAAAGGAGGTATGTCAGTCATCGTCTTTCTTTTTTCTGGCAGGATCTCTAAAAACATATTTAGTTCCAGCCTCACTAGCTGGAATAACCCTTACCTCGCAGTATCCATCAAACTTACTTGTTTTACTACGCATCCAATTGTGTTGGTGAACAGACTGATGAACTAACGCATCACGATATTCAAGACATGAAGTTAATTCTTGAAAGTATAATTCAAGCCCAGTTGGTCTACCGCCGGGATTTAAAAGCACCAAAACAAAGATCATTAGCGTCATAATCTTCTCTTTTGTTTCAATGCTTGCACACGCTCTGCTTGTGGGGCAACAAGCTCCCAAGTTAACATTTCAATATCAACTTGATGTGCTGTTCCCAAAACCCTTGGCATAGTATTTCTGACGTAAATCATCGCGCCATAACCACATTGTTGATGATTAAACTTCAACCAATTCATTGCAACTTTATGGCGTTTTGCTGGAGGTTGAACTAGCTGTAAGTTATTCCACTCTCTCAGATCACAAAACAAATTTGGATCTTCGGGATCGTAATCTAGTCTTACTGCTTCTGTAACATTATCTGAATCAGTTGCGCCAGCTTCTCGTCTGTCGCCTTCAGTGTTTCCTGCTGCTGACTCAGGCTGTCCACCACCGCTTTGATCTGCGTTTGATTGACTGCCGACAGTTGGCCGTTGGCTACTGCCTGTTCCGCTGTCTTTTTTACAGCTTGCTCAATCCTTTGAACCTCTGCATCTGTAGCCTCTGCTCTTGCTTGCATAGATCCCCACGCAATAGCTCCAGACAATGCGGCGGCAGCTATTGGCAACGCCCATGTCGGAACCTTTATAGTGTTTGCATCACTCATACTAAGCTCCTAAAAACTGGGGAACCAAAAGACTCCCTATGATTAAAATAATAACACCCCACAACATTCGCTCGATACGATCAAACCTTCTTGATCCATCAGCTAATCTTTCTTCAATTCTTTCATAGCGAAGAGCACACTCTCTTTCATGTGTGTTTATCTCTTGCAAAGCTTCTTCTGCCTTATCCACTATTAGGCTTTATCTTTTGCTTTGCCAATAGTTAAGGACATATATTCTATTACTGGGTATATATACTTCCCCATAAACGCATCGTCTTTAGGAGTTGGCGTAGCAGCCGTTACTGCACTCGCTATGGTGACAATCGTAGTAACAAGCGTCCAAACTTCCATTAAATCCATTACTGCACCACCTCTTTTTCTTCCTCAACAGCTTTGACAGAGTTCTTGAGATCCATTTCTCTTTTAGCAATCGCAAGTTGAAGGTCATGGGCATCCT